AATATGGCGCTCACCACGAGCCACATACCACGCGCCATGTTATACTTCTCATCCCACTTAGACTTAACTTGGTCTAGGTCCGTCTGCACTGTCTTGACTTTGCTGTTCAACTTTTCTTCAGTTGCCTGTATCGATGAGGTTAATGCCCGTTCAATCTTATCTGCCTGATCCTGTATATCTTGAACTGCTGCACTGAGGAGTTCGGACTCTTTACTCAATTGTTTGGCATTAACCTCTATCACACTTATCACACTGATTATTTCAACGATGCGCCTTAACGTATCACGTATTTCGGCAATGTTATCAGTTAGCATGTCAAGTTTGGTCTTCAATACCCAAACTTCGGACTCAGTAGATAGACTACCGTCAGGAGACGTCCGCCTATCGGTACGTCTCCGATCCTCTGCTTGAAATGCTGATATATTGTTTTCCATACCTAGCCGCCCCTGACGTAGTTATAAAGAACACGTTAACCTCCACTACGTGTCAGCGCCAGCTCTTTGAAATTGGCACCAGTCTTAGTCACAATAGCGTTTAGGTGGATACGCTTCGCGGGAATAACTGGGTCTAGATAAACATCTAGCATCAGATCACCGGATGCGATTATTTCTGGTGGATTGTTACTGTCGTCGCACACAACATCAAAGTTGTACAGACCACGACCAGATTTGATTGGTTTCAGGAACCGTTCCACAAGATCGACAAGACGACGACGGAGAATTGCATCGTTAGGCTCGTATACAGAGTATAGGGCTGCGATAGACACACTCTTCTCGATGAAGTTCAACAGACGGCGCACATTCACATTCGACAATGCACTGGCCATTGATTGCATGGTATCTGCACCCCAAATCTTATAGCCGCGTCCTGGAATGACACGTATGCTATTGATTTGTGCGTCAGTCAAGGCATCACGATCACCTTGATTGTATGTCTGGTTGATGTCGAGAATAGACAAGCTACCTCTGTTCATACCAGCTGGTGCGAACCAAGTTTCTGCAACTTCATCTGTGTGGGCATAAGCAGCCGCAGCATGACCAGATGGTGGGATAAAGATTTCCCGATCGTTGTACGTGTCAAGGATCTTGATGTGTGGACTGTACAGAGCTGATCTAGAGCTATCCAGATTCAACGTATTGCGACGGAAGTCGATGGCAGAACTAACGGACTGCACTGACTGTGGAACGTCGAGCACGGCGATGCAATCCATACGATCTTGGCAGATGTCATCCATCTTCAACTGTACTGCTGTGGATGGATAGCCACCTTGAATCAAGATGTTAACATCGAGTTGTTCTGGATCACGATACAGTTCCCAACCCAAACACACCTGACCTTCTTCAGCAGCAGAGCCACCAGTAGCACCAGAGATGAATTCATTCGTTGTCGTCAGGAAATTCAATGCTGGAGTTGCGTATGGGTTGAGCTTGACACGAATGAGCTTAGAGCGATTGTTGATCACTTGCTCTATGTTCATTTGATTGCCGAATCCATCAATACGGAAATCACGACTGACGAGGAAGGATTCGTTCGGCGGTTGACGTGAGGAGGTGTAGTCTAGCCATACTTCTACCCAGAAAATGGTAGGATCATCAGGAGTAGTAACACCACGTTTGTTGCTGGGACGAATACGAATGTAAAGACTGTTGTTCCACACACCAGGATTTGCAGCGCAGAAGAATCCCAGAATACTGTCGATACCAGCTTGTAAGGGATCGAAAGCAACTGTGTTAAACGGATCGTATTTGCCCAGTGGTTGGTTACTGCCATCGTCAAAGTTCGTTAGACGCAAGACTGGAGTTGCAGCACTTACGTCATCGACAGTGAGAAATGCACCAGCAGTAAGTGCATCATTATTCTTCGAGATAACCCGAGTCACGTACAGTCTTGAAGATTGCTCAAGGAACGTCAGGGCTGCATAGTGCATGTAGCCTGTTCTGGGATTAGGAATGCCAAACGTTTCGATGAATTGACGAATGGACGTGACGAGGATTCGTTCCCCAACTGGGCCTCGATCTGAAGCACCAACAATTGCGCCGATCGACGTAGAGGCAGCAGCTACACGTTGCGACAAATCTAGTTCGGTCGTGTATACTCCCGCAGAGGAATGACTGTTTGACATATGAGTGGCTCCAAAAGGCTAAGAATATGACACATTACTACACGTATTAAATTATTATTTTGATGTACTTGTGTTTAATGCATATCTAGCAAATTTTGAGCCAAAAAAAGGCGCTACAGCAAAATACTGTAGCGCCTTTTGTATGTCGTTGGGGATTACTGCGACTCTTCCTGCTTTGAATGGAGCAGTTCTTTTTGCTCCATATTCAATAACTCAATTATCTCTGGAGTGCATGATGGTTTTTGTGGAACAACTTTCTTAAGCCACTGCAAATTCCTACCTGATGGATCTACCCGTGATCTGAACTCTGGTATCCCAAGACGTGCCTTTTGCAAGGCAGTGTTTAATCGTGCGAGGTTAGGATAGATTACCATATTCGGTTACACTTCAGATTCAGATTCAGTTAGTGTCGTGCTCATTCCATATGTATGAGCAAGGTCACGCAGTTCAGTGAGTTTACGTATCACACCCAAGTCTAATACCTGGGATGATTCATGCTCTATGAGAAGGTCGCGCAACTCGGTGCTTATCCTACTCAACACTTCCTTGTGAGGTAATGCTGTCACATCACCTTCATCGGACTGGGCATCAAATATGGAGCTGTTGATATACAGCTTCTTATCGATTTCAACTATGAGTTCAAGTACTTCCTCGCCGTAACTCTCAACAACATGCGAGCTAATGAAGTCCATGACTACAGCATGGCGTAGATTGAAATGTTTTTCAAGAAAATCTACGGTATTTGTTTTCTCATCGATAACATACACCTGATCCTCTAGATCAACATCACGTGGATAATCAGGATTGATGACTGATATGTAATCATCTGCCTCTTGATTCAATCGGTTCCGTGCAATACTTACTCCAGTACGCCGACAGAAGTTATCGTCAAGGCTACACTCAGCGAATGCATATCTCACCGTTATGTCATCATTATCCTGTGTTGCTCTAAACACTAGGGTGAATCCACCAATCGGAGAAATGACACCAGACTCGGTATCGATGAATCGTAGGTGTATGACCTGACTAGGAACTACACCTGGTTTATTACTGAAGTAATGTACGTTGGCCATGTTGTGAATTGAATTGAATTGAATTGAGGTTGTTGATGAACAAGTGACGACGATCAACTATTTACAGTATCACAATCAATCGTCTGCATACAGTCTGGACGTTGGATCTTTTGGCACACCATCAGCAGTAATAGCTAATGGCACACCTAAGCTAGAACTCCCATCGTCAGGACAGTCAGTGAAGTAGGCAACGTACTTTGTATGCTCACGTTGACCTTCATCATTGAGAATGCCTTCAGTTGGACAATCAACGATAGCGATTTCGGCCTCACCTTCGTCCTCATCTAGTTTGTAGCCATCTGCGATTGGAATGCCAGCGAAGCGTGCTAGATCAAGAATCTCTGCTACTGTAAGTGTTATCATTCAGCTCTCCTTGTCTTTTGATGAGCGTCTTTCAAACCTACGTCCAGCGAAAAAGGCTAGGGCGATGATTGTGCATAGCCCCAAGCCAATAAGGATTTCGATGAAGATCATTTAGCGATTTTGGGAATTGGAAATGGCACCTTGGTCACATCTTGGCACTTTCCATCTTCAGCAGCATAAGGCTTCTTCTCAAAGTCCGTCTGTAACATGCAGCCAACAGAACCACTAACTGTGCTGCATTTCAAGCTTACTTTTAGGGCTGGATTAGTTTTGTCCACTAGTTTAGCACTAGCCCAACCATCACCTTGTGGACATGACGGCGATTGTGTACTGTCACCTTGCACTTCCAGCGCAGTGTTGGCATACTGCGGTGACTCTGCTCGAAACTTCTGAGCGTTGTACTCAGCATTGGCTTTTGCATTTGTGCGGTTAGTCTCAAGTGTGTCAAACGACACATCTTTACTACAGCCTGCGATTGCCGCCACAGCTGCCAAAATAAATAGAGTTTTCTTTTTCATCTATCTGTCTTTCAATTCAAAAATGTCGCCATTTGTACGGTGGCGATAAACCGTAATCTAAATTTAAGTCTGGGTCTAAGTGCTAGCTGGAACAGCACCGATGTGCTTTGTCACGTATGCAACAAGATCACCAACAGTCCCAGTAGCTATTTGTCTAGCGTCATCGTCACTTATTTCAATATCGAACGTGTTTTCGATTGTCATAACAAGTTCGACCTCATCAAGGCTATCCATACCAA